TGTACTACGTCAGGCAGCATACCAAACATACCCTCAAGAGCATAGTTTACAGGTGTTAGCGCAGCCTCTACGGAGCCAGCTACATTACTAACGCCTCTTTCAAAGTCACCAATCTTACCAGCTTGGAACTTACGCTCTGTCTCCCTGCGGTCTTTAGCCCAATCTGTGTCGGCTAAAAACTTCTTGAGAGAACTACCGCTACGAAACTGCGCCATTACTCTGTTTCCTCTACTTCGTCTTCTTCTTCATCAAAACGAGTGTCCTGTAGCACAGACACAAGTATAGCTCTATCTGCCCGTAACTGTGCCATCAACTCTGCACTACCTTTACCTGCTTTGATAGCCTTGTCCATAGAGTTTATCATCAATCCTACAAACTTTTTAGTTGAAGGAGACATGGCTGCTTTGGTCGCACCATATACTGCACCTGCCGCTGCAAGATAGGGAAAGATACCTGACTGTACAATGTTTGCTGCTGCGTAACCTGTGGCTACTTGGCTGGCAGGGTTCTTTGGTAAGTTTACACCTGCACGACTAAGATTCTGTCCTGCTCTGGAGATGACCGTATCAAACTCTAATCTACGCTTTTCGTCAACAACGTCCAATGCTCTGTAGGACAGTGCTTGCTTGCGTAGTAAATCTTTTACAGCTACATCAGGCACGTTGTTTGCTATGGCCTCATGTACTGCCTCTGAGATAGCCCTGCGACCTGCCTTAGACGGTG